TCTTTCGATTGTAGGTAAGTAAATTGTTGAGATATAAAGCTCTTTAATATGGCCAGAATACGAGCCTAATGAGTCAATCAAAGTTCCTAAATTCAATTTTTGCCAAGACTCTGAATAAGGTGACTGAACTGGTATTAATAGCGAATTATTAATCTCCGCTGATGAGAATTGAGAGAGTCTAGGGGCTAAAAAAAAAAGGTCTCCTGCAGGATCAATTATTTCCAAAGGTGCTTCTGGATTATTGTTTCTAGATAAGTTGAGATATTTAGAACTTCGAGCAAGTGAAAATGTAAAATTGTAAGAGCTTGGATTACTTTTTTGAGAGTTTATTGATGATGATAAAACTGTAATTTTCTCGAAAATTCCTCGATGGGATAGAAAATAACGTTCGCTAGTTTTAAAAAACTCAGTAATCCAAACTCGATGCTGTTCGGATAGAAAATAACCAGTGCTTTTTGAATATTTTTCAGTTAGATCTACTTGATATTCATTAGTTGTATCCTCTTGTGAAAATGTTTTAACTTCTGATAAAGCTTCATTTTTCAAAGTACCTGAAAATACCACAGAATCCCATCCTCCTAATGAGTTTTTAAATATGAAGTAGTTGTCATCTGAAGATGAGTTTTTAAGAACAAATCTCTGTATGAAAGACAATCGAGCACCTTGTGCATTCTCTGTCCATACATCAACATATTGTGGTTGTTTGCCGGCAAATTTTGTAGGCAATGATGAAAATTGAAGATTAGCTGTATTGATTTTATTGGCTGTAAATGCTCCAAACGTAACAGTCTGATCTGTCCCATCAGAAAAATAACCTTTGATTTTTAAATTACAGATCTGTAGTGCTATGTAACTTAAATATTGTGGCTGATTCCATGTTACATATGACGTTTGTGGTTGCCAAGTCAAAAAGTTCTCATTAAACCATGAAGAATATACAGATGTATCTATTCCACCATCAAATGCATAAAAAGAATGTTCAATAGAATCATCGATTGTAAAGCTGAACTGTGGATAATCAGCTGTTGAATGTTCAACAGTGTCAGGTAACAACGATATCAGAGAGTCAAGCAAGATTTTTTTAATATCAATTACAACCCTAGACTCTAGATCTGGATAATATGAAGATTCAATCAAAATAGCAGAACCATATTTCAACTTGAATATGATTTTCGTTTGAGTCGACACGATAACATTCTTAACGTTACCTGCGAAACTATATTGATCTGGTTGTTGTAGTATTGTTGCCATAATTCATTACAAAAATCCAATACAACTCACCACTCTCAAAGGACATTATTTTTTCTCAATCGTATACCAATATTCTAGTGTTGATGGTATTTGATCAGTAAGTGTTCCCATAACATAATGCTCAATAATGACTGAAACCTGACTCGCAAAAAAGATGGTCCCTTGTTGATGTTCTATATATTGTTGTTCAGTAGGAGCTATTATAGGTTTATAGATTTCTCCATTTAAGCGATATCCATAATCATCCAGCCCTGAAGATGGTGGAATTATTGTCGAACTGTTATCGTTATATTTCCAAAAATACACTGCAATTGTATGATTATAAATTATTTCTGGAATCGATTGTTCCTGTTGAATATCATGTGGTTCATATAATTTAACTGTTCTAAAAACACATTTTTTTTGCACTTTTCTTCCAATAGTATACGAGATAGTATCTGGTAGTAGGATCTGATTATCAACTAGTACTGGCTTTATCTCTGAAAGGTTGCTTTTTAAGTTTTCAGTTAACAGCATCTCTACATTGATCGTTACATTCGAGTGACGATAAAATGAATCTGCAAGTTTGTAAAAACGATGAAAGATGCCATCAGCACCCCAAGATTGAAGACTAAAGTTTCCATCTCTGTGCCCCTGATCATCATAATTAAATGGAGTTCCGTAGCATATCTGTAAAGAATTGATTGTTTTGTACTTGGCAAAACACAACATGGCAAATTTGGAAGAATCTTTTTTCTCTTCTTTTGTTTCTCCAGACTTCTCTTTTATTGCAGTATTTTGATGCCAAATATTTCCAACAAAAGGCATTAGAGTTTCATTTTTACCTGCAGGAATTATTGGCACTGCAGTATCTTTTAGTTGGATCTCTTCATTAGTTAAGTCGCCACCTTTATTATAGTTAAAATAAACGGTACCAACGGCTTCTTTACGTGTGTTTATACCATCAAATTCGATAGAATAAAACCTACCTTCAGCTAATCTTAATACAGCATTATACTTACTAATAATAGCTTGATCAAAGAATTCATTTTCTGATACAGCACCAATCGTTTTATATTTTTCTACAAATTTTTCAAGTGTTTCTGTCTCTGGAGCAGCATTTTCGAGAGACGTATCTTGCGATATTGTTATTTGAGAAAAAGTAGGAGGTTCATAGTCTAATTCAGAAACTCTTATACTACTAAGGTCAGTATTTGGAGATTGAGATAATTGATCCTTCAGAAATGAAATATTTATAGTTTTTCTACTCTCATCAGAAATAAATTCACAACAAAATTTGAATCTAATTACATTTAAAAAATCTTGTATAGTGATATTTGGAACTAATTGAGAATAATCAATTCTGTTAATAACGACTGGATCTGCACAGTTATTCAATAAACAAAGAGAAGAAAATTCACCTGAAGCTAAAAAGTTACCTTCTAATGTATATCCAAAAAATGAGATCACTTTTTCTAATACTATGTGTAACCTGAGAAATGGTGTAATTCCATACCCAATAGGCACAGTTGTATTTTTATCTCCTTCTTGAATTGTTCTTGCTTTCCTCCCAACTAAATATGGTGTGCCTTCTGAATCAGTATTTTCAGTTTGATTTAAAATAAAATACTTATCGCCTCCATTTTTACAAGCGACAGGGAAAACAATAAAATCAAAATTAGATGTACTTTTCATCGAATTTTGTAGGTCTGTCATTAATGTTGTACTGACATAAGAAAAGCCAGACATAACATCTTTAAGCTTCTTGTCTTTAATTGTAGTCCAAAACGCTCCAATGTTGGGATAAAAAGTAGTAGAAATACCCTCTTTTGTTGTTTTATGAATAATTTGCTTTGCTGTTAGTCTTGTCATACCATCTTCAATAAAGACATCTAAGGAAGATACTGGCTTTGTGTTTGATGATATGTTACTATAGCCGATAATCCTTAAATTGTTTTTAGTTAGTGGCAGTGTTACAGGAATACTTTTTTCTCCAATCTTAGAAAAGAATGGATTTTTTCTTTCCATCTCCAGGACAAAGTTTTCTGGAAGATCATATTGGCCTTTGCTCGTTATTATCCTCATGACTTTGATGCTTGTTTTTCACTAGTCTCTTGAAGTTCCATTTGTTCTTGCAGATCTGATAGCAAGACTTTTGCTTTTACTCCATTCTTTTTCAAATATTTTAATAGATCAATAAGCTCAGACATCATTGTTGAGTCAAGTTGATTCACAATAGTTGTTTTAGGAGCTGCTTGAGAAGCTTGAGTATATCCTCCAAACTCATAACCTCTCCCAGCAGGTTTAACAGACGCAAGAATAGCATCCATATTAAGTTGTTCAACATAACCTCCTTCTTGTGCATTATTAATTAGGTCCAAAAAGGGTTTTATGCTTTTATTAGATACTGCAGCTGCATTAGCAACAAATTCTGTCCCATTTTCTCCTACTAATAGACTTGGCTCATTGAAGTATCCGTTACGTTTGGAAGATCGTCTAGCCCAAAAGCGTTTTTTATCTTGTTCACGAGTAACATTAATATAACCACCATCTTCCTTACCTGTAACCACTCTTTGCTGGCTATTAGATCCTCCTCCGGAGTCTAGAGTCATTGCCTTAATTTTCCTTCTTTCAGCGTTAGCTGATACAATTTGAGCAGCTCCTGTTGCTGTCATCAAGGCAGCAGCTACAGCTCCTCCAATGGGACCTAGCTGAGCAAAACTCTGCATTATTGCAACAGCAGTATTCGCAATAATTTCTGCAACCTTGATTGCAAAATTTACATCAGCGTATTTCTTTTCAATATCAAGCTTTTTCTGTGCTTTTTCCTTTTCTAATCTCTCTACTTCTTCTGCATTATCACCTGCAGCAGCTATCTTTTCATCGTATGTTGCTTCCATAGATGAAATTTCTGCGTCTTGCAGAGCACTAACAGCACTTTTGCCAAGTCCATTAAAATAGTCGAAATATGCTTTTGCTTTACCTACTTTGAGATCCGTTAAAGCAGTTTGATGTTCTTCTTCAGATATTAATCCTGCTTTATGCAACTGATCAAGTTGTTGTTTCTGCATTTCGAACTCTTCTGCCCAGCTTGCAATATTAAGAGATTTACGAATGTTGAATCTTTCTTGAGCAGCGTTTATCTCAATATTTTTCTTTGCCTGTTCGTATGCTTTTGTCAGATCAGTAGTATCTGCACCCTGTTCTTCTAAAAATTTTTTCTTTGCTGTATAAACATCATCAAGAATCTTTGTCTGAAGCTTTATTTCCTCATCGTAGGTTAATAATCCAAATTGCTGTTTGAAATCTTGAGTTGATTTTATGATCGTATCATATACAGCTTTCCTTTTTGCAGCTGCATCGCTTTCTGATTGGACAACAAGTGCGTTAGCATCATTAACGGCTTGTGTTTTTAGTGCTCCAGTTTTTAGTTCAAGTTTTACGATGTCATCTTTATATCCCTGAGTAATCTGTACTCTAGTATTAGCCGTTTGCTCATCTAAAGTTAACATTAACAGATCATATTGCTCTTGAGTTATCTTACGATCAGCAAGAGCATTGTCAAATGTCAATTTTTGAACATTATACGCATTATCAAGAAGCTTTAAATTTTTTTCTAGACCTTCCTTTACTATTGATAATTTGATGTTATCAGCTGATTTTTGATTTTCTACTATAGCTAATTCGTCATCAGTAATCTTCTTTTTAATTTCACTTCGTAATTTTTCGTTTTTAACTTTTTTAAGATACTCTTTCAAGGCATTAATTCTGTCTTGATAAAATTGATTATCTAGTTGTGTGATTTGTAAATTAATTGATGATTCTGTTAGTTCTTCTAAAAGTCCATTTTTCTTGATAATAGATCTTTTTTGATTGTAGTTGCCTTCGAGGTTGTTTAATTGAGTTTCAAGGGCATCTTTTTGTTTTTGGAGTGCCTCCTTGGCTGCTTCTTGAGCATTACGCTTCTCTTCAGCTAAGAAAGAATTCATTTTTTCATGAATACCTCTAGTTTTTTCATATTTCTCAGTTTCTGACTGAATAACTGCAGCTTCAGCTTCTTTAAGTTTTTTTAATTCTTCAGATGTATTTCCTGCTCTAGCTGCTTCTGTTTTTGCAATTTCGTATTTAATTTTTGCTTGCTTAACAGCCTCTTCTGATATTTTTTTTTCTCCTTCTAACGCAGCTTCAAGGAATCCAATTCTTTCTTTTACTGAGTATTTGTCTCTTTGATAGGCTTTATCTCTATTTTTAGCAATTTCATTTTCTAATTTTGCCTTTCCGACAATCCAATCTCTTTCTCTTTTTTGCAATTCCTGTTTTTCTTTTTCTAATTTGATTGCATCTTTTGCTTCATCGTTTATCTCCTTCATTTTAGATCCTACAAATGGTAACATCTCTAATAATTTAGAGATACCAGATAATGCAGACTGAGCAAAGTCCAAAAATCCAATTACAATATCTTGTAAAATTTTTAATAAAAATTGCATGAATTTATTCAGTGGAGCAAGGATCTGATTAAGCTTAAATGTTGCTTCTTCAGACGAGTTGATTGCCTTTTTAAAAGCCATGAAAACAAGCACAATTGCAGCGATAACTGCTCCTACGGGATTTGCAATAAGAGCCATCATTGCTTGCTTCATACCTACTAGACTTTGTATAGCTTGCCCTGCAGGACCAGGAATAGAGCTTAGTTGAGACATCATCCCTTTTCCAGAATTCTGAAGTACACCCATACGCTGCCCAACTTCTGAGAGCTCCTGTTGAAGTTTTTTGTATTCTTCAGGATCTGTTGATAACGATGTTGATTCTAGTTGCTTCTGAAGATCCTTGGCCCGAACTTTAAGTTGAGACATTGTCATGTCCTCAACTTTGAGCTGTTTGACAGATCTGTCAATAACTTCATTATTTTTTTCAATTAGAGAATTGTTGTCTACTATTCTTTGATTGTAGTCTGCAATTTCATTTTTTGTTGCTTGATAAGTAGCCTTTAGCTCTTGATAGGCCGAGGTATTAGTCTTACCAGATCTCTCAATAGATCTCATTTGTCGCTCTGTCTCTTTGAGATACTTATTAGCTAAATCAATCTCTGCTTGTAGAGCTTTATTCTCCTGGGTAAACTTTTTAACAGCAGCTGCTGACTTACCTATCTCTGCCTGGAGTCCTTTTGCTTCCAGGTTAAGTATAAACTTTATTTCATCATCTCTTAGCTTACCCATATCATATTGTTTTTTCGAGTTCTGTTTTTATCCTTTCTTTTACCTGCTCTGTCAAACCATACTTTATGTCAGAGCGAGTCTCATTATATAACCGTCCATAAATAACTCTATTGTAGAGTGCAAGCTTTGATCTTAGCTCTTTGTTCTTAAACTGATCCATTGAACTTTTTATATCAAGGAAACGCAGATATCGTAGAAAATTAAACTGAAGCATCATTCTATTTTCGTCAGACTGAATTTGAAAATCTTTACTATAGATAGACCTGAGTAATCTCCCAGATACTCTTCTTAAATTTTCAGAAATTACCTTCCCTTGAGTCTCATTGATGAACTTGGCATCTCTTTCTAAGATTTCTCTTACATAGTGAGTTTTTATTGCTCCTTCTGATATCATAGCTTTTCAATTACTATCCATTTAAAAACGAGTTTAAAGCATTCAATTTCTACAATATATTTATATCCTTTTTGAAGCATTATATTTTTTATGTGGTTGTTTGAGATATAGTTATCCCCGTTAAATTTGGATATCGCACTAGTGATTTCTTCGGTAGTAAATTGATTTGTCGCATGCTCTATTCTATCTGCCGGTACATATTTTCGGCAAAAGCTATCCAATAGTTCAAAACTTAATGGATCCGGATCTCTTCGTTTTTTTTCTTTTTCTTCAGCCTCTTTTACTACGTTAATATTAGCCGCAAAACCAATTTTCTTTCCCATCATTATATCATATCAATTCCTTCAAGTTGAAATATCATGCTGAACCCATAACTGTTATTCAGTTCTCTGGATGAAAATGGCACTATCTCAGTAGGAAGTGTCAGCATCTTGACATATGGATCATCTTTGATGGCCATGATGTCGTTTCTTATGAGCTTTAATAGCTCAAGAGTTCTATCAATTATCGCAATTTCTTCAATTGAGTCTAGGCCTTGATTAGAAGAGAAAGGCTTTGCAATCGTGATTGATAAATCAAAACTATCTTTCTTGACTTTAAATTGGTTTTCAGTAGTTCTTAAGTTACCATAGTCAACAAATAGATATAAGCCAGTAATGGAGGTTATCCTCTTTTTCACAGCGTCATCAGATACTCCAAAAACGTAATCTGCAATCTCCGGATACTTTGATTTTATAGATAAGGACTCTGCCTTTAATTTGAAGGCATTATAATTTTCTGCAGGGGATTTTTTATTGAAATTCTTCATCACTCCAGCGTGATCAGGATACCTCGCAAAAAATAAGAAGGTGTTCTCTAGTATCATACAAATTTATTTATTTGTTCAAGAGTGAGATTCAGTTTTTTGGCTATTTCTGGTTTGGGCATATTGGAATCGTTGAGCTGGTGAATTGAATCAACTAAATTTTTGTACATCAACTCAAAAAACTCGATAAGATTTAAGCTTGATATCTCCTTGATGTTTCCATATCCTTTTTCTGTCATAGAATAGACTATTGAATTGAATCCTAAAGTCTGTTTGTCCTGCTTTTTCTTGTTGTTTTTATTAAATAGAATGTAGTATTTAGTCTCTGAGGTCAGCCATGACAGAATGGATTCAAAATTGAACATAACAGCGAATTTGATAGCTGGATTGAGCTTTTTGAACCTTGGGGACAGATCTTTTGCTTTTTGAGCAGAATAGCTACCCGGGCAATAAAGTGTTGCCAGCAGCAAATCAATATATTCATCTGGCCCCTGAGATGCAATCAATGACAATATTGTCAGTGTGTCTATGAACTGTTCTGCTGTTATCGAAGTATTAACGATATCACCACTGCGATCAAATAAATAACCAGGATATTTTTGCAAACCCACAAAAAGATTAGGGATGAGTTGTTTACAAATCGTTGCATCTATTTCAACAGTCCGTTGAAACTTTGAGGCGATAACTGCTTCAGGTTCACCGGCAATCTTCTCTGGATTGGTCTTTTTCAGTCGCTCTTGCATCTTTGGATCCAGATTTTTGAATCGGGGATCATCATAGACGAACTTAAAGCAGAAGTTCATCTTATCCAGGTTACGAAAAATCTCCTTTTCAAACCATTCATAGTTGTGTCTAAGGATTCTTCTAGAATTGATGTTCGAGAGCTCAATGTAAAGCCTTAATTGAAGCTCTCTCACATCAAACTTCTTGGCTTTGTACTCAAGAAGGATGCAGATGACAGTAATAAACTGGACAGGATCCAGTTCTTCCCATGAGGTGGGGAATTTTACGTTATTTGAAGCTCCAAGGAGCCTTTTTTCAAGCTTGGTAATCATGACATAAAGTATATTCTATCGCTTTCACGATTATTATTAACAATATTTTCAGTTACTCCAGAGGAGACACTCTTTGCTCTCTCTATGTCGGAATAGTATGACATTACATCCTTCATTATGATTGCATTTAGCTTTTCTCTTACCTGAACAGCAGTACCTCCTTTTGTAAATTCATGGGCAACATCATTTCTGATGCTTTTTGGAAGTTCTGTGATATCAAAAAGAACTGCAGCATCTGCCATAACATGGCTACAAAGGGCTCTTTTGCACTTTTCTTTAAGCTTTTCGTTTGTTAGGGAAGCAAGATCACCTACCCTTGGAATAATCTGATCTTGATTGATCTTTGTAATTAAAAATTGAACTTTTGAGAAGAAGTATGGTGAATTATCAATTCCAAAGTAATTATTAAACTCCTTGGCATCCTTAATAGGTAACTCAGACCTTTGCTTATACTGATCAGAATCCTTCCATGAACCAAGTTCTTCATGACTCTCCAGATACCTCAAAAGCTCATCCATTGATGCCCAAAACATGGTTATGTACTCTTCTTTAATTTCATCCAGCTGATACTTGTACAATTTCTGATCGCTTCCGTTTTTACTCACAGCATCAAAAATCTTGTACTTATACATTGTGTAGTTGGCAATAGCAGATCGGAGAGATAAAATTGCTATTGTGTGCTGCGGTTGTTCCAAAACAAAGTCCGCTTTAATAGCGTCATACACTCCAATAGTGATGACATCCTGAATTCGTTTTTTTGTTGGTAAAAACGATGGATATAATGAATCTAGCTGTAAGGTGCCATCAACACCTGGAGCAAATGATCTGAAGTCATCAATATTGTCAAAAAAGTCAATTGCGTTCATGTCTATACTTGAGTATTAGTGAGTCTGTTATCTTCTGATACATTCTGCTGTTTTTCAATTGCAGAGCGATAAAAACCAAGTCTAATACCAGACTTGTAAGCTTCCGGAAAGTTTAGTTTTATGGCATAATTGATGTCCCTGCATACAACATCCTCTGGAATAGTAAGTCCATTCAGATATATCATGTAATTATAATGAGCATCAGCTCCGGACTTGGAAATAACGCCATCTTTGGAAATGTTTGAAATTGAGGAATCTATACCCTTTGCAGAAGTAATTACTTCATCAGCTCTTTTGTCGTAAGTCGTGTGCGCTTCAATATACTCCTTAGATTTATTAGGTATCTCTTCAATTCTCCAACGTTCCTCCTGACCTTCGCTATTTGTGAAGCTATAAGAAGCATACAATTTGCCTTGGTTCTTCCCAGCTCCGGAGAGATAGTTTGCCAATTTTCGCAGCTCTTTTGTTGTGTATTCAGCAATCAACCCCTCATGGTATTCAGTGCCAACTTCCATAACGTCTGTATCTGAAAACTTAATGACAAGTAGTGATTGCTTGTCAGATTTTCTCTCTGAATTTGTATTACACATATCCTTAAGCATCTCTATCTTAGACTGTACCCATGCATTGGGAATGATTATATGAAGCCTTGCTGAGATGGCATTTTCAAGGAAACTATTGATATATTCCGGAGTTCTGTTGGACCCAATTACCCATGCTTTAATCCCTCGGAAGAACACATTAAATGCATAGATCTCTTCGCCATGACTTGGATTTTTAGAGTAACTTATTGCTGTAGAGTGAGCAAACGGATTAGTATAATCAAATCTGTTATATACCTTATACTCTTTCCCTGGTTGAGTCCAGTTGCCTATAATAACGTGTTTAAATTCATTATCTTCAAAATCTGTTCTATTGATAGTATCAGATGTTGTTGCCAACCTAGCCCTGAGATTGGAAACATGTTCTAAACCAGCTATTTTCTTCAGACCTATTTTAACTCCTGAAGCTAATCTCCATTTTGAAAATATTCCTTCATCATAGTAAAAAGATCTGATGGACTTATTGAAGTACGTCTTATAATCATCAGCCATACCATTCTCTAGCCATGAATCAAGCCAGTCTTGTATTTCAGTGTGTTCCACAAACTCCTTCCACACGTCCTTACCCTTACGCCTAGTAATGTAGAGAACTGGTCCAGTACCATAGAGCATGCGGATCTGTTTCTCTATTAGCTCAGGGAGAAGTCTATTTGAAGCAATCATTTCCTTTTGCTCATTAGGCTCAAGGTTATTGGCTCCTGCAGGGTAGACCTTATACTTATCTACTTTTACAAGCTGTACATTACTACGACCAGTACTCTGTATAGAATCAGTGAAGAGCTCTTGTGCTTCTTGTAGAGTTTCTCCGATTTGATAAGTGAATGTGTCTGGACCAGCTTTAATATATCCAAGACTATTTAATTTACTATTCTTCATTATTAAACCATTTTACTTTCTTCAATCTATAGTTGTCATGTGGCAGACCTATGTATCTTATTAAATGTTTATAACAGGCTTTATTACCTTCAGAGCACTCAAACAAAAAATAATTATCACCATCTATATCCCACTTCTCATGTGGTAATTGTGACCTTGTTCTGCATCCTGATATTGTTCGAAGCTTAGTTGATGCTTCATTTTTAATTCGTGAATACTTAAAGAAGGAAATTGTAAAGCATCCACCAGCTCTTGTAATATCCTCAAGAGTTTTAATAGCTTTATATCCATCAATAGTTTCCATAGTCCAAATGTCTCATGTTATTTAATCATTGTAAAGGACATGCATTGCAATGTTTTCGATTGTATATAAACTCACACACTATCTGCTTTCGTAATAGATATGCTCTATATGCTACAACTCAAGCCCAATCATATTTCCCGCCTTTTTACATATATGCATAGCATTTATAAAAATCAGCGCGTCGGTATCAGGAAGGTGTTTTTTTTAAACACCTTTGAACCCTTTTTCTTATAGATGCAATCTATCAAGGGGTTAGATAGTATTTTTATGTCACAACCATATCGTTTTATATATTTTATGTACTGATATTGTTTGGTAAATTGTTATAATTTCCACCTTTTGCCATTATCAAGAATTTTTCAAATTTGCCCCATAGCAAATAAAACATTCCCGAAGGTATCTGAGTGGATAAACCAGCCTGAAGGTTAAGTGGCAATTTAACTTCGCTAGACTTATCAAGTTCAATCGGATTAGATCCTTTTTTAATTGGGGCTGAATAAATTGAAGAGATAAGGTTAGGACATTCATTGGCATCAATCATAATTTTTGGAATAGCTTTATCATCTGGAGCAAAAAGTTTTAGCATGAGCTTGTAAAGCTCCCAATGAAAAATTGTTCTTTGGTTCAAGCTCATCAAACGTACTCTCCAGCCATACTTTTCCAGTTCGTGTTTTAACTCTTTTGCATCTGTCTCGTGTTGTCGCTTTTGAGGCTTACGTTGGTTGCCGGCTCTGTCATAATATAAGTCTATGTTTCTGTTTCTGCGGTTGCACCAAAACTGATTAAATTCTCTGGCTAATTCTGGTAGATCTTGCGGAGAAAAAACAAAGTGCTCTTTCAATATCCTGTATTCATTATTTTTTCTGTTTTCCTGGGCAACAACAAAAGATGCAAAGGATCCAGGGTCAAATCCTAACTCTAATTTTTCATCAGGATTATAGTGTTTTAGATACTCTGAAGTAATTCTAAAGTTGTCTTTGAGATTGAATTTCATTATTGACTCATATTTGTAAGAATCATCAAATGTGTGTGTTAATTCATCAAAATTGGCAACAAACATGTTTTCTGCTTTCTTCTCTCGGACAGAACATATAGATGTTAAAAACTCCGATGGAGTGAGTAGTTTCTTTTGTGTAGCGAAATATTGGGGACCAAGTACCTCCCGATTAATGAAAGTTGAAACACGCATATAGTATGTAGCCGCTTTTCTTGCCCTGTTTAAGATTGGAGTATATTTTGCCAAGCGTTTTTGCATTGCATCTACATTTTTACCTGTATGAATGTTATAAAGGGCATCATTTACGCACAAAGAAAGAGTCACAATTTCAGCAATAAGCTCTTCATTCATATTCTCCTCATATTCCTGAAACCAAGAGTCTTCTCCCAGGGATACCCTAGCAGTATCTGAGACACCAGTTACTCCCTGATAATAAATAGAAGCCTGTGTTTGAGAGATATTCTTTGTGAGCCTGCCAACACGCATTGCAGGGATAAGCCGGCTCTTTAATTTGGCTCCTTTATTGAGCTTCATTTCCTCCAAGAAAATGTGCACGATGTTGGATCCGGCGATTGACTCCTGCTGATCAGTTGCGACTAGTCGAATGTTATGGCCATTAGCAAAGAATATTGTGTGTTCCGGATGCTCAGGTGCATAACGTGGTTTTTGAAAGTGGCCAGGTAAGGTTTTCTCACCAACTACATAGTCAATCCCTTCTCTTAAAAGAGGCTTTTGTTCTTCTCCTCTGGGTTCAGAATAGAAAGCAATAATATTTGGGACGACGTTGGCTAACAATGCAACATAAGATTTATGGGCAAGAACTGATGTTTCCCTGGGGAGGTCCTTGGCAACACTGATTGTCCTGCGGCTTGTCACACCTTCTGTCTTCCCAGTACCCCGACCGGCTTCAACAATTACAGTGTTGCAGTCCACAATCTGAACAAGCATCTGCATGTTGTTCAAGTATAACTCTTCAAACTTATTATATTCTAATTCGTTATTCATCATCAATTACCTCCTCGTGTTCAACATCAACTATGTTTGCTTCCCGGATGAGTCTCTTCTTTTCTTTATCAGTCGTTTCTAGTGAATTAATAAGATTTATATAGAAGCCGTCTTCATCCTTTTTAACGATATCATGCAAACTCTTTTTCTCGAATCCAAGATCTGTATGCTTTACTTTATTTGTGATAATGAAAATAGGCACTTGCCAATCTGTTACTTTGATTCTCTCTGCAGCTTTAGTCCTATATTCATGAGCCTTATCGTAGCATCTTTTTGCTGCATCAATCTTATCCATGGCAATAGATAAACGAGCTAGATCTTCCATTTTATCTGCATAATAATTATCCCAAGCATCGACAGTAATTGTATCATCAATGTGAAAGAAATTCATTGCATCGTAATAAATGTCCCGAGCAGTGCTGTAGTTGAGATTGGGAAATTGTTTAAGCAAAGCTTTAACAACTCTGGTCATATTGGCTCCTTGATGATGAATAATAGATGGTACAGCATTTATCTTGATAATATAGTCCTGCAGATCTTCAGGAAGAGCTGCACTTCTGCGCGTCTTCAAAAAGTTCTGCAAAACATCTGGATCAAGGGTCTGTAATCTCTCAAGTTTATTCATACTCCAAATAAGTCGTTTTTGAGTTCATTAATTTTGCGCATCCTTTGCCTATCTCTCAACTGCACCTCGGCATCCATATTACCTCCTTCAGCTTCTTTTAAAAGAGATACATCCATGTTATAATCACCAATAGCAGATCCCATTTCATACATCTTTTTCAGAGGATGATCATCTGTCTCGATATCATCCAGAAAAATCTGTGCTTCATCTCTTGGCAGATCTAGAAGGGTAACTATCCGGGAAGGAGAATACTTCAAAGAAGCCCAGTTCCTAACTTTTACAAGAATATGGTTGTCATATGTTGCCATTATACTCTTTTCCGTTTATTGTTACCTGAATATTTGAATCAAACCTCTTCATCCGGTCAATAACCATTTGACAGTGTTTTGGAGTTATCTCCATTGCATAGCAATTTCTATGAAGCTGATGAGCTGCCACCATTGTTGTTCCAGATCCAATAAATGGATCATAAACTGAATCGTTTATAGCTGAGTTATTCATTATTGGCCTAGCCATACATTCAATAGGTTTCTGAGTACCATGACCAGAAACACCCTCCCTCTCCCGTACGCTTTTTGATGATAGATTTTGGATATCCCATACAGACATTACATTTCTTGCACCTTGCCAGTTATGTCTCTGTCCCTTTCTCACTCCATACCAACACGATTCGTGTTTCCAATGGATGTCTCCCCTGGACATGGCACAAGTATTTTTGTTCCATATTATTTGAGATATCAGGTTGAAACCAGCCTCCTCGATATCGGTGGCAAAAACGTGTGTAAAAAGAGCCCCATGCCATATGTATACTACATTACCCGGAAAGAGAACATATGCGTTGAACCAGGAAGGATTATCGTCATTAGCAACTTTACTTACTGATTTAATTTTACCTCCAACTTTAGCCCTCCAACTTGGATCATAATTCACTCCATACGGAGGATCAGTTACCATAAGCATAGGCTTGGCTCCGGCTAATAACTTAGCTACATCTTCAGAACTAGTACTATCTCCACAAAGAAGGCGATGCTTTAGATTTCCTAGGGAAAATTCGATGATATCGCCAAGAACTATATTCGTTGGTAGATCTTCTGGCTCTTCGTAGTCATCTTGTTCAGCCTTCAGCTCTGGTTCATCAGAAAGCATGCTTGAAAAATCCATGTTGACTGGAGCCATGTCAAGATTAAACACAGATAGATCATCTGCAGAAATTTCATACTTATCAAAAAGGATTGTATCCGGATTTCGTTGTGCAAAAATGGAGTTCTGAGCAGCGATTTCTGCGACAGCATCTCTTTTGTCTTCTGCAAATATTGATTCATATGGAATAGGAGGGATATTATATCCCTGGCTTCGTAGCTCAGCAAGTGCCTTTTTTCTTTGATGAGCATCAATAATCCATTTTTTTCCTTCTTCATCAATCCAAACAAGAAATGAATACTTAAAACCACGCGTTAATATTAGATTTTGAAGCTTTTTATTCAGTTCGGGATCATGTATCTTAAAATCTTCTTGCAGGTCATAAAATTCCTCAAAATCGCATACAGGAAGGTTTCCTAAATTAAATACTCTAATTGTTTTTTCCATTTTTTAACTCTTGTATTATTTCTGCCATTAAAGCGAGTTTTTCTGTGTGTTTACAAAGTTGACTTTGCCATTTTTGCTTATCAGTATCCTTTACTTTTTTTCTATTTAGGAATGATTTATACCTAGATACGTTATTGGCAACATTTTTATGCTCTTCTAAAAAAGCTGAAGGATCATTCTTAAGCATTAATAATAAACTGGTTTTGAGAGAGTTTTTTTGAATAAGAGGGTGTTGGTATAAAAATTTGCCGAATTTATTGTAATGCTCTAACTCTTTAAAACAAAGTCTGTTTCTTATCCCTAATTCAGCAAACTCAATTATCTTAGAAGATGTAGGCTCTATCTCAATCTCTTTATCAAGCTCGCACAACCTGCGATAGCTATAGATCCTATCTGAATAGACTGTGTGAGCATCTCTGATGTCTTCTTTGATAAGGTTTGTCCAGTCAATGTTTTTATACTCCTCTTCTTTTGAAACTTTTTTTTTTCAGCTTTGGGGATTTGTGATGTTTTGATTTCTGGAGGAACATTATCCTTGACTTCACTCATAGATTGACGGTTATTGATGATATTATCCTTTGATTCATATTCTAGTAGTAGAAAAAGAATATCAAAAGATAAGTCAGGTCTAGAGGCACTTGCAGACCGTAAAAGCAATTTTTCGTTTGGCAAATACTTTCTCAATAATTGCTTATCTTTTTCTATATAAGCATCATTAGCTAGTTCTTTGGCTAGTGTATTTTTTTCTTTAAAGGTTAAACTCATGGCTAGAAAATTTAATTTAACAACTTTGCAATGCAAACTTATCTATCCTTTATCTGTAGCCGAAGGACAAAGAAAAAAGCTGCTGACATAACTGCCGGCAGCTTTTAAATAATTAATCAAAAACGAAACTTTACGCTGTCTGAACTCTTGACACCTCTACCAATGTCTCTGAGTCGAGCACTTTAAGAGTGAGTCTACTTCCTGCATTTGCTATCCAGGTAACATCACCTTTAAGCACAATAGCTGCGATAGAGTCAATGTGAGTTGGGTTAGCACCACCTCCTCCGACAATCTCAATAATTCTTCCCTCATCAGCAGCTGCCAGACCTGAGATAGTTGCAATTGTAGTCGCAGCTGTGTTTGCTCCTGTTTGATATTGGTTAGCTGAAGTAATTGCAAGATTAGTTGCATTTGCAGCAATGGCTGCCGGTGACTCTTTAACTATTGCTCCAACATATTTCTGTGGCTGAAGGAAGCTGTTATTTTCAAAGGTAAATGAAACACTCCTTGACTCTTTGTTGTTAGTCCTGTCGAATGCTTTTAAAAGCATTGGTTTTAAATCATTTCCAATAATGTAATATTGAGCATCAGAAGCCATTTGATAAATAATAATAAATCTATCACCGGCATGCTCTTCCATAAATCGCTGAAGCTGTCTGCGATATCCACCCATTATAAATGTAAATGAATTGGTAACAGCTGTTGTTATCTCCCCTTTACTGCCGGTTGATTTATCTTCAAGAGAGTCGTCAACCGTCTCGAAATAATGCATATATTCTCCATTTTTAAGAGGGATAGTTCCAACTTCTCCATTAGCGTTTGGTCGGGGAAACTGTACTGAATCATCAATTTGCCCTAGCTCAATTAACCAAATTCTCGATGATATTTGAGCTCCTGCTGTCTCTCGATCGGAAACTCGACCAATATTACCTATTGCTGCCATCATGCAATATGAGACACCAGATCCTATCACTCCAATACTTTCGAGAGTATTCATACCATAATCTATGGCAATAGAGCATGCGAAAAGCCCGATAACTGCAAATATAAATGTAGAAATGAGCATGAGTCTTCTTTTAAATTTATGCTTAAAACTTTTCATAAAAATTTTGTGTATTTATTTTTTGATTTGAAAAACAAAAGCAGGGACCGGAGTCCCTGCCGGAGTTATTTATCCACGAGCTACCTCTAGGAATTTATTATTGGCTTTATCGTAGATTAATTTAATCCATTCACCAACTGCACTCGGTTGCCACGCCTCAGAGATAAGAGAAAACTTACCAGCTTTGGCAATATGTTGAGGGTTACTTGCAGAACCAACTTCAATCTTGTAAACTACTCCTTCTTCAGGATTTGTTATGTCTGTAAATGAAAGATTTGCCGGCTCAACATCTGGAGTATTGGCTTGTGTAATAAACCAGATGTTCTTTGAGCCATCTACTGTTGTTGCATCAGCAGCAAGTTTAGTAACAGGCTTATTGATGAAAATAGCCTGATCTTTTCTTCCTGCAGCTGTTAGAGCAGCTAAGGTTGGATAAGGCTTGCCAGCATAAGCAGCAGCTGTTCCTTCTTTCCATGTTGAGAATCCCCACACACTCTCCAGACGACGCTCAAAATATGTATTGTACATCTCACCAGGGATGTTCTCAAGTGCCTGTAAGTTGCCAAGCTCAGTTATCCACATGAACTTCAGATTGCCCATGTTTGGAACCCATACGATAGGAATATCGTAGTTCATTAACTTCATTTCGTCAGGACCGGTAAAATCCATGTCTTTTCCATAAGTAGCTCGATAGCTTTGTAGATACCAAGGCCTGTGCTTAAGGTTAAGATAAATTGCTTTACCTAGTAGGTTCGGGAGAAGTTGGTTCACCTCTTCTGCAAACTGCTCAACAACAGATACCATTGTAGCTGCAGTATAAGTAGAGTAGTCTTCATCATCAAATGGTAGGATTTGATTATTTTCGATGTACGAAATCAATCTATGAATTACACCTGTTGATGAATTCAAAAAATGGCCTTTAACACCAGCTGTAGGTTCGATTCTGTGTCCTAGGACGGTTCTTACATTGCGTTCGTTGTTTAGAACAGTAGCAATATTAAGTATCATCCACTCAATCATCTGCCATTTTACAGGGTCACTGCCGGCAGTGTTTAGATAACCGATATATTGAGTCTCGATCCACTTCATTGATTTGAAGAGAGTCTTGAACATCACGTCATGAACCTTTGCCTTTTCTGGAATAAGATCCATTCCTCCTTTAGAGAGTTCACCTTCTTGGTAAGCTTGAGAAAATTCACCAAAGAATGCATTAGTGATCATATCACCATCTTGTACATTAGAGCGAAGAGGGAACACACTAAACACATTCGGTAAAGCAATAATCCTTGCAATAAGGGCATCTTGTCTTCTTACCAGGTATTGAGTACCTAGACCAGCATCAGCAAGACCTGAATAGTCGATTGAGCCATCGGTATTGAGAGATTTAACGTTAAGGAGGCCATTCTTATTAAGTTCTTGAATCCTTTTGCAAATATCCTTTCCATAGGCTTTGAACTCCTTCTGGAAGCTTTCGAATGACTCCTCGTCCGGATCTGACTGAAGAGAGATGTTTTTTCCATGCATAAGAATCTGGTTCCAGCGTTTCTCTGCAGCGAACATTGGATGTTCAATACCAAATGCGTGCTTTGGAGTATGAAAGCCACCTAATCCAATAATAGCAATTTTTTTTGAATCAATTGGTTGATCAGGAGTCGCCTTTGAAGCAAGTGTTTTGACTTTGCTAGTAAGTTTTTTGTTGGTGTTCACAATTTTTTTGATTTTTTTACCAAGGTTTTTGGCTTTCTTCTTTGAATCATCCTCTTGATCTTCTTCCTCATCTTCATTCCCGTCTTCATTAGATGGATTTTCTTCTTCGTCCTCAGACTCCTCATCATCCTCTTCTTCTTCTTCAGTATCTACTTCTGCTGATGAAATAATTTTCATAGCATAATCGTATGCTTTAGCTTTACCAGCATCTTCGCTGTCTTCGTTAGCATCTGCGTAAAAGTCGCGGCCAAACGTTTCTTTATAAGAAGCTTGGATCTTTGTCCAATCCTCTTTTGAAAGAGTTTTACTCTTTGCCTTATCCATTAGACCTAGTGCAATAAGGACTTTTTGAAAATTCTTTTTAAACATGTTTTTTTAATTAAGTGATTGAAATATTGATTCTTGTTTGATACTCTTTGCCAAGATTGTGAGCTTCTTGAAATATCTCTTCTAGAGATTTAATCCCATCGATAAGGCCGTATTTGAGGGCTTCTTGCGCATAAAAAATCTCTCCAGAAAAAAGATTGGACTCCTCTGGAGCATTCTTAGTTAAGGGTCTAGATAATAGTATTGTTTTTTCGAATTCTTCCTGAACAGGATCTAAAAACCTTTTGATGAATTCTTCTGTTTTGCCCTCACTAACATCATTAGAGAGTTTGTTTTTATGAGTGCTTTTAGATGCATATACTTCTATTAGACGATACCCGTATTGTTCTAATGCTTTTTTGCTATCCCAATAAGATATCATTGTTCCAATAGAACCTACAACATCAAATTTATTGCTGCAATACACTTTATCTCCTGCAGATCCAATATAAATGCCTGCACTGGCCATAATTTTCTTGACAACTACTATAATAGGTTTATCAAGAGAACGTAATCTTTCATTCACCTTTTCTAGACCATAGCTTTCTCCTCCTGGTGAATTGATGATTAGAACATGAGCAATGATCTTTTCATTTTGCTCTGCTGTTTCAATATCTTCTATCAACTGTTCAGTAGAGCAATACCACCAATTTTTATCATGAGCAATAAATCCTTCAACAAAATGGATAGCTATACTTTCAGGTATAGATCGATCATCATAATCAGAGGTGATAAAAATAGAATCATAGTTTTCTTGAATAGATTTTATTTGTTCTGAAATGATTTCTGAATATTTGGATGGCTCTGAACCATTTTTAACGTGGCAGTCAAACCGAACTAAGAACTCATTGAAAGAGTCTTGAGAAATAATTAAAGGAGCTAAGCCAAAAAAGCTTAACGTTTGGTCCAAATAAGATTGCAGCATATCTGTTTTTGTTACAAATATGCTGCACCATTAAATATACATAAAGGACTGAATCTTAAAAATTCAAAGCAATAGGAGAGGATCTAGATAAGTCAATAGATAATTTCGATATAAAAGGAGTGATTTTTAATTTAACTGGGAAATCTTTTGAACCCCATATAATTTTATCGCCTTGGAGAGAGTAGAGTATAATTAGAATATTTTGACCCATAAACCTCAATATGTCATCATTCTTTTGAATTATTGCAGTTAAATTTTGATTGTATATATCTCCTGCATCACTAGTGTTTAACTTCTGTTCAAAATTTAGGTCATTAATTGTGTAGTATGACCTAATATTTTTTTCAGTTGATAAGGTATAATTGTTCCCAGATATACTTAATACATCGGAAAGAGGTATAATTGATATTTTATTTCCTAATTGATCTATTTTGTTGTTCATAACTATTTGATATTTAAGGACTGAGCAGTTTTGATACACTTTTGATACAGTTTTGATGCAGTTTTGCTGCACAAAACGGACAAATCGATACACTAAGTCGTACAAATATTTTTTAATTATTTTGACGGTAGTATGAGCGTTTTTCTTTATTTCTTCGCCTGGTTGTATTACGCCAACGATAATAATTCTTAAGCATGGCATCTTCGCTGATTCCGGTAATATTATACTTTTGACAAAAGATATGTACGGTATCGATATACTCTACTCCTAAGCGATGTTTATTATGATCCAAATCTTCGTGAAGCTCTGTCCACATCATCGTTTCAATTTTGGCTTGTATAAGACGTCCTGCTCTTAAAGATAAATAATTATATATTCTAGGATTTTTACCTTCGCGACGATCTGGTAATATTATCTCTACATTTCCAGAATCTATTGGGTTTGTTTCTGGTCGTTTAGCCATCAAGTCCCATATGAAATGATAGAGATTAATATTATCCGGAAGACTTACAGGATTATTCATTCTTGCGCCATATTTGCCAATGATGTATTCCGCAAGATGCTGATGAACTTGAATTTTAGTAGTTATCATAAAGCTGCCTCCAATTTGCCATTAATAAATTTTTCAATAAGAATGTCTGCATATCTATTATAAATAAGCGCAGTTTGATATTTTCCTTTAAATCGATTTTCAAGCAATCGCCTCTTCATTCCTCGTAAGGCAAATTCATCACTTTTTTTCTCCTCATTGATAAGCGAGTAAAATGTATGGCGAGCTCCGTTTTTAAGATAAATCACCATTTTAAATTTCGACTGATCATTTCCAAAATTTGACATAAAATTTACGTTTTAGGCTAATTAATTTACACTATTTGCTTGTTTGTTGACTTATTTTGCAATATTGCTAATGCTGCATGTTCATATTCCTGAATCTTTCCTGGAGCTTTATTCAAAAGATATGATCTCCAATAAACAAAAGCTGATTTGTTACGATATTCTTGTTCTAAACGTTTTAGAGCGTAAGAGAGCATCTGCTGTTCTGTCTTGATCTTACGAGTTTTAAACTGTAGTTCCTTGTATTCTCGATGCTTTTTAAGCCACTTTTGGGTCATAATGAATCCTGATGAGTAATTTTCGGGATTCATGTAATGAGCTGGCCAGATATTATCGAAGTTAAATGCAGTGTTTTTTTCCAGATAACTTTGAACGAGCCGGACTCGTTCTCGGTATTGTTCTAAGGCTATTTCACAAGAAGAGATGGAATTAAGATCTTTAAAATAATATTCAGAAAACTTAAATGCCTTTTCTCTTTCTGATTTATAAATCTTTCTGTTTGAGAATAATACAGAAATAACAAATTCAACTAGCATGATGGCATATCTTCGTGTTCGTTCCTCCTCATTTTTTCGAATGTCTTGGAGTTTTTGTCCATAATTACCCGATGTGTTAATTTTTGGGGTTGTATTCTGTTGAATTTGAACTCCAAAAGCATTTAACATAACACCTACTTTTTTCGATGTGTTAATTTTTGGCATGTTCAATGCAATCAGATCCTCAAGAGATCCTCGCGAATCTCCTGTGTTCTCGTTAATAGTTCCAGATTGTTCGTTGATAACGATCGGCACAGCCGATTCCACTTCGTGTTCCTGAATGTTCTCTGTGATTATTTTTTTATTAAGAGTGTTTAAGATACTAGAACATGGCGTGCAAATTGAACGCAAGGCCTGCTGAATCGTAATATCAGTCGTGTTTTTCAAAATAAATAGGAGGGGATTGTACTCTTCATTTTTGTAGTCAGAAATTGGGATCATTTCTGGGTTTAAATAAAGCTCATAGTCTCTCTGAGTACCGTGGTTGACTTTTTTCAATATGATCTTAGCATCTATTAGACGTTCCGTTAATCGATAAATAGTCGCTTCAGATTTTTTTGTGAACTCTGATAGCCTTTTGCGATTAGTTGGTAAAATAAGGGCAGAAAGGGCCTTCATTTGAAGTAATTCAGGTGCGTCTCTAAAGACATACCTTGAGGATGAAAGTCTTGCTTTTAACGAAAATATAAACTCTCTATAAAGCTCTCGATGTGCACTTTTGAGAAGATTACGCGTCATATCACCATTATCTCTCTCTATCGAAACAATTCCGTTATACTCTGCAGATTTGGCATCATAAAGAGCCATTATTGCTGCAAAATGATTATCAGTGTCTATGTATGGTATTTGAATTATCATGTTGGAAATTATTTTATTAATAAGTAATCCTCATATAGATCTTTAAATTGAGAAAGAGCGTACTCGGCGAGATTACGTGATTTGAAGCAAAGCCGGGAGCCGACATCCGCAGACGTAAACGCAAAACCCGTACATGAGCAGAAGAACCCGGAGCCCGAAGGGCAATAGAAATAATTATAAAACTTCCTCTCATTGTTGTCCCACCAATTTGGTTCCCATCCCTCATTTAGGGCTTCAATTATGATCGTTAGCTTGTAGAAAGCAATTATTGATTTTCGAAGCCTTTCTGGAAGCAGATCTACAATAGGTAGATGCGTAGGATCTAAATTAAGAGCCTGGCATGCATCTTCGAATGTTTTGATTTTTTCTGTAATGTTCATAATCAAATTTTTAAGCAGCAAGCTGCAAATTTGTACATCCTTTTGCTGTTGCCTCAACTATTGCTGTTGCAACTTTTACTTCAACTGCATTGCCGATAAATTTTTTTTGATCTGCTTGCGAGCCGATGAGAACATAGTCTTTTGGGAAACCCATTATCATTTTCAGTTCAGGTATCCTAAGCATACGCATCTTTATATCCACTATTCCATAAAGAGCCATGAACTCTTTAACCTTTTTTACTATTTCGGAATCAGTATCATAAATTTCATATATCAGCACATTATCTATGTGTTTGATAAATGATGGCATCTTAGATGTGGTTGTTGTTACATCCACCAAATAGGGTGGTCTCTTATCCATCCTTGCAATAAGAGTAAAGCAAGGCTTGTCGATAGATCTACCCTCTGACTTAAATTGAGGATTCATTAGCCATTTTAAATCCACAATTTTATGCTTAGGGTTTGTTGTTACCGTAGGCGCAGGAGCATCAATTGATGCAGGGCTTCCATTGCCATACTGCATATCTAAAAATTTGGAAGTAACGAGTGATAGACGGTCCTTTGTCGTTAGTGTCGGTGATGGCGAGGCTGTAGGTGAGACATTATTTCCATTTCCGTAATATGCAGCAATAAATGCGAAACGATTATTAGTAGTAATAGTCCCACAAGGTTTGGTTATATCTAAGGCTGTTGAAAAGGGATCTACTGTGTTATATCGTGACAGAAAAACTATCTGATGATGATCTTTCGTAGTTATCGTTCCTGCAGGCTTATTGATTGATTGAACTTTGCCTTCTGGTCTTCCTGAAAAAGCCTTTTGAATAAACTCAACCTTACATAAATTAAGTCTACCTTGAGTTGAGATAGTTGGGCAAGGATTATCAACAGATGGGGCAACATAGGTTTTCCTCTTTGACATAGAATTGTATTTCAAAAGGAATTCTTTTTTTCCTCCTGCTACAAACTTTATAAGCCCAGCATAAGTTCTTTCCCAGGTAGCATCTACTAATGGTTTTTTACGATCAAACATAGATTTTCCCTCATCTAAAAAGTCTAGAACTTCTTTGACAGCTCTCCATTTTTTAAGCTGCTTTCCATTACTTTTTGGATGTTCAGCATGTGTTTGCTCTGGCCAGAATATTTCTTCATTCTTTCTGCAGAACTGTCCAAAGTATCTTTTTCTTGATGTTAATGCACCAAAATCAGCTGCGTTAAGAATTTTATATTCATATTTATATCCATAATTACATACAGCGTTGATCCAATTTTGATAATCGGTTCCTGCAAGTTTGCTGATTGGTTTTCCATTATCATCTAGCTCACCCCATGACATAAATTCTTCAACATTTTCTATTTGTATTATGTCTGGATTTAGTGCTTGTATATAAGGGAATAGATGATTTGCCAAAGTGCGACTATCAGCATCTCTAGGCAGTCCGCCTTTCGCTTTTGAAAAATTCGTACATTCCAAAGATGCCCATAATACTATTTTGGCGTTTGGATATTTCTTTTTAAGAAACTCTACATGCTTAATCAATTTTTCAAGTCTAGAGGTGTTATAAAGTTGAGTTATATCCTCTGTGAAATGAAGTGTTTGCTTGTGATTTGATTTGTGGCTTCTTATTGCGTTAGCATCGTGATTAATACAACCAGCTACAATAGCGCACTTTTTCCCTTTGATCCTTGCACTATGGACGCCAGTTGTAGTACCGCCTCCGCCACAAAAAAAGTCTATGTATATGAGTTGAATATTTTCCATTTACGCTCTAATTTATTAATAAGTAATACTCTTTCAGATAATTATATGTTACTGTTTTTATAATCTTTACAACATGATGATTCGTGGGTTATCTCCCCAAGAAATTGGCATCTTTTAGATATTCCATTAGGGGTTTTAATTGGATAGGATCGTCCAACAACTTGTCCTTTTACAATTATTTTTCCTGTCCATCTACTGCAATTTCTACAATTGCATGATCCGAGAATTGCAGATTCAAATTCTTCCATTACCTTACCCTTTAAATTTTTGTATTAATAGACCAAATGTCTCGTAATTAGGAACATGAATAAAAGTGTAATAGTTTTCTTTGAATTCTAGGTCTATGATTGTAGTTTCGATACACGATCTAAGTGTATTTAGTAATAGCGACATTTCTTTACTGTCATAGCAAGGGTTTTTAGTGCTGTTTTGTTTAGCCTTATAATCACAAACTACCTGCTCTGCATCTGGATAGGTGTAATAGTCACCATTTTTTACAAGATTAAAACTAGCCTCATGGAGAACGCCTTCTATTTTACAGATTATATGGTTATTTTCTACTTTTATTGAGTCAAATTTTAGAATTTGCTCGAATAAAGAGTAATGTAGTAGTACATTATCCAGGTTAGCAATAGACTCCTTGGAAAGTGTTGAAATCTCACTCAATTTAGCTTTTATCAATATGTTAGCATTTGTTGCGTAAGCGAAGCCATTAGCAAAGTATATATATTGCATGACCGGTCTTAATCCATCTCGCACGTCTGCAGCTATCTTGTGCAGCTCTATGCCCTTGTTGAATTGTTGAGACATTGTGTTTGTTTATTTATCTAAAAAATGACTTTAAAATTTTGGATTTTCTTCGATATCCTTTTTTAAAACTTCTTGCAGAACGGGCAATACTTCAGCCGTAAACCTTTTAGCAGCTTCTTTAACTCGATTGTTATATATTATAAAAGCCATACCTGTGACCATTTTGCCTGCAAAATAATCTGTATTTAGAGTGCTTAAAAGGCTCTAAAGTCCATTTCTCCGAAACATCTCCAGGTATAACTAAAGCTTCCATAGTCTGTCACTGCAGCAAAAAAACCATCTGTAGTTATTACTACTTGACCTAACCAACCGTTATTTTTTGTTAATGTGTATGATTTTGCCTTTACTTCCATTTGATTACTTTTTATCTTTTTTAATCTTTGATCTTAACTTAACTGTGAACAGGATAAATATTATAGTTATTAAGCTAAAAAATATTATTAATCCTCTTAATATTAGCTTTATAGTAATGATGTCATCCATTCTAGATAGGTTTAAATAATATAAAGACCGGGGCTGGAACTACTAGCATGTCTGTTTTCGTTCCAGTCCTCGCGGATCTCCTGTATTGCAAAAGTGATTGTCGATTATTCATTCTTAAAGGACCTATTTAATAAGTTTTCATTAGCTCAGACTGCATTTGAAATCCATGATTCTTACAGAGCTTTGAATGTTTTTTTGTAGAAACTAATTCTGTGTCTTCGAAAAAGTAATAGATCATCCTTCGTCTTGTATCAACCCTACCTTGACCTGCTTTTCTAATTCTATATATCAGATTGTATTTGGCCTTTTGGATTTTAAGATCACAGTGAGAGCAGATAGTTTCTTCCTGGTTGACCCACCAGCATGATCCATGTTTTGGATGATAACATGCAGAAGTATTAGTACATCCACAATACTTACATATCCCTGAAGTATTAGCCATTTTGAAGCTTTTTAAAAATGATTGCCCAGGCTAAAAATGATGGAATAGCAACGTGAAATAAAACACTTGTTAATACCATTCCTAGAGTTATTTCCTTATCAATACTCCATTGTATTAAGGCATAGATTGACAATGCTATACATAGTATAATTACAATTGTCATTTGAGCTTTTTTTGAATTCATAAGCTTCTTTTTTTATTGTATTTAATATTGCTAAAGGTCCTAGATGCATATTTTTTAGGTTGCAAGCCTCGTAAAACAGCTCTTTGTGCTGCAATGGATCTATAAAGAGTTTGAGAGCTGACACCGTATATCTTGCTTACTTGCTGAAATAGTATCTTTTTTTTGCACTTTGGATACATACTTTTCAGTGATTCAGTGACGTCGTAAAAAAAAATCGACCTTTCCTGAAGACTTTTGATTATCGTGTATTCATTAATTTTAGAGTAACAATAATCTCTTATCTCCTTTTTAAGTTTTATTATATTTATTGCCTTGACTGATACCATGATACTCTATTACTAGTTGCAGCTGCAGTTTCTAATTCAATTCTTGATATCCTAATTTTCATGTTGGATTCTCCGTCTTTGATCTCTTTGATCAGTCCCTCTTTAATCCATCTATCAACTACTCTCCGTGAGTACATTTTATATGCTTGTGACTTGGAAACATAAGGAGAAAGCACCCCAGCTGAAGCCATTGCTTTCTGTGCAGCAATTGTTGCAACTTCGAGCATCATATTTCTCAGCTCAAGTACTTCTAACTCTATTATGTTTCCTTTAATAGTCATACTAGATTAAGTCAAAGGTTGATTCGTCTTTTTTGATAGTTCTGAAGGTGTAGTTACGACATACTTTATTGCGTGTATTGGGCCTAATAAAGTCTGTAAATGATGAGAACTCACTAGGTAGAATAATAATGAGTAGTGTTAGAGATATGAGCTTTTTCTTTAGCGGATTTAAGCTGGCAGGTATAGAAAAGTGAGATACAAAATACCAAGCTGATAGCTCATTCACTTTCTGAATTCTTAATTTTTCGTAGATGCCCCTAACAATATTCTCAACAGTTCGAATAGCGATAGGCTTTCGACCTGGTTTTAATGGAAGCAAATCTGGAATCTCCTTTTTTGAAGCACCCCAAGCAAGAAGTTCTGCTACTTGCTCTTCCCTTTTAGTGAGTTTTATTGTATCTGACATGGCGAAATCTATTATTGATTAATTATTCTCCCCAGATATCTTCAATATTGTATTGCTTGAATATCTGATTTATCGCATCGTACTCAGAAACTTTGGGTTCAACATTTCCCTTTAAACGATCAATCCATGTTGTATAGGCAGTAATACTAAGCGCATTCATTATAGCTTGTCTTACTATTTTTACTTTCCCTTTTGGAATTTGATTTAATCCTTTTTCAAAGGAATATTTATTCACTCCACTCATTTTGAGTATTTTTTGTTATTTTTTTTATATATTTAAATCGTAGATTTGTTTTGTTTTTCCGTAATATATTAGCAAATATAAGCATAAAATTAGCACTTACAAGAATATTGCTAATTATTTTGCAAAATTTTTTTAAAGAATATGGATGGTACTGATATCAAGAATTTTAGAAAGATTAATAAATTGTCTCAAAAAGACTTGGCAGCCATTTTTAATTGTAATCAGAGTTTTATTTCTCAATTAGAGAATAATGAAAGGCCTATTCCAAATGATTTTATTAGCACATTATTAGCATTAGGAAGTTATGATGTGTCAATGTTTGCAAAAGATAATGATTCAAAAAAAGTTAAAGAAGCTACTATAGATCAAAGTGTTGCTGCTTTAATTAATATGATGCAGCAATTAATTGACAACAATCAAATAATTGCAGAAAGCAACAAGATCTTAGCACAGAACAATAGCAAAACTGTTGATAGTCTAAATTTAATATCTCAGAGCAACAAATCTCTAGCTGATAGCACTTCTCAAACCGCAAAAAGTTTTGAAAGTATATCGGAGAGCAATTTAAAATTAACAGAAACTAATCAACTCCTTGTTAAATCAAACTCTGACTTGGTTTCAAAATTGAAGGCAGGAAGGATGGATGTTCAGGATGCAGAATGTGCAGATGTAGGGTAATGAACGTAGGGACTATATCTTACGTAATTAAAAAATATTGATAGTATTTTGATAGTTATCAGAATACTAATGTGAAAAAAATTGCAGAAAAACTTTGCTCCGGCTTTAAGCTAAATTGTACCATTTTATTGCTCCAAATAGCATGAATTATGATTATGATAAGTGGTTATGCTTGTCTGTACATTAATTTATGTGGTAATTTGACTTAACTCAAACTAAACTATAAAAATATGAGAATTACTTTATGCGCAATCCTGGCATTTCTTGTCATCGGATGCTCGCCTTCTAATGAAAAGAAGGCCCAAAAACTAATTGCTGCAGAATTAAAGCAATCCCTTAACGATTATTCTTCTTATGAATCAGTAAGCTATGGAACATTAGATTCTGTGTTTAATTCATTACTTGAAGACACGGTTTATTTCTCAAAAAAGATGGATCTTGAAAGATATCAAGTTTTAGTTCCGATTGAACCTAAATATCAAGATAGCATCAATGCTCTTAAACCTTATGTAGACAGTGTTGAACAAGCATTCAAACCGAAGTTAGTAGGCTGGAGAATGAGTCATAAGTTTAGAAGCAATAATGCCTTGGGTGCAAAAGTGCTAGGAGAATATCTATTTTTCTTCGATACAGAGCTAACTAAAATTACTGAAACTAAAACTAATTAATAATCTAAATTATATCCCCATGTATAAACATTACTATATTAATACCAATGCTCAACTCACTGGAGAGCATGAGGTACATGAAGATGGATGTTATTGGTTATCACTTGTTGTCAATAAAAAGTATTTAGGATTGCATGAAAATTGCCAAGAAGCAGTCCAGCAAGCTAGATGGTTAGGGTATAAACCTGATGGATGTTATTATTGCTGCAATCCTTGTCATAAAAGGTAAAAATTGAAAGATATGTATAGTACTAATATTACTTATGATAAAAAACGCCTAGAGCTTAATATAACAAATGAAGAACTTGCTCAATATATTGAAGATGTGTTGTCGCAAATAAGTGATGAAATTTTTGAATGTTCTACATTTCAATATTTGCTTATTAATTATTTATCATCTAAAAATGCTTTCAAAACTGAGCCAAATACAGAATATAAGCAAATCATTTTTGTTCAAACAGATTTGGTTAGAATTAATAAAATTCTTTGGAAACTTATTCTTGAAAATAGAATAGGAATTGATTTGCTTCAAGATTTTGGTAGTAGTAATAACCCTCGATTAATATTATTTAAGAATTAATATTTTAACAAGTTTCGAATATATGAGTACTTCAACGTTTTCTTTGCAAAAAGACTTCGAATTAGAAGAGTTGTGTAATTATTTGTCAAAAGATAAAATTGAAAATTTTACAATTAATGAGTTGCACGAAATAGCTTTATTTCAAAAAAATAAAATTGAGGAACAAAAAAAAGAGATAAGGAATTTACAAAATTCATATAGAAAATTAAGTTTGAAACAAAATGTATTTGAAAATATTGAGATACCTAATTTTGTAGCAATTGATTTTGAAACGGCAACTTCTGATAGAATGGCATGTCAACTTGGAATTGTTGTCGTTAATGATTATAAAATCACTGAAGAATTACGTTTCTATATACAACCTCCAAACAATACTTACCATTATCATAATATGGCTAGTAATTTCGTAAAACCTTCAGATACCGAATTTAGCCCAACATTTTTAGAACTATGGCCAACAATTAAACACTATTTTGAAAATCAATATGTTGTTGCCCATAATACGACATTTGATATTGGAGTACTTTTGGTGAATTGTTCTTATTACAATATTCCAGAACCTAAACTAAACAATATTATTTGTACATGTGAGATGCATAATATGACAAATTTGGTTGATGCATGTGGTTTTTATGGACTATCAATTAACAAACATCATGACGCGTTAGAAGATGCAAGGGCGTGCGCTTTATTATTGATAAAATACATGGAGCTTTCGCAGGTAATTAGTTGTAAAAAGAAAATCATTTCCAAAGAAAGTGATAAAAACTTAATATTTACAAGTAAGGAAAGAAAATTATCTTCAGCTGCTAAAAAGCAAGATTTAACGAATGTAGTTGATAAAAATAATTTTTTCTATGATAAAAAAGTAGTTATATCTGGTACTTTTAAATCATTTGAAATGAGAGAAGATCTTGCTCTAAAGCTAAAAGGATTAGGTGCTGACATTAATACTTCCATTTCCAAAAAGACAAATATTTTTATTTATGGAGAAGATTTTGGTCCTGTTAAAATGAATAAAGTAAATGAGTTAATTAATAGTGGTACTGATATTATTTTAATTAATGAAGAAAATCTCCTTAAATTATTAAACACTTAAATATGTAGAGTTATGGTAATTAAAATTGACAGATCAGATTTGTATTATAAAGATTATTCTTGGACCGTTTATAGGGGTGATGATCCAAAAATTACTGGATATCCAGATGATGAATTACTAAATAGAAAAGAAGGGTATGAAATATTAGCATTTATTAATATGTATGCTGAAAAACATTGGTTAGTAAACAAGCAACACTGCCTTAAAGTTGAGAGAATGATAAGACTTTATCTTCCTGAAAATATAAGATCGAGAAAAGAAATTTCTAAATGGATTGAAAGTAATTGGCATAATTATTAAATAGGACATAAATCATTAGAATTAATATATGAGCGAAATACTTGACCCCACTAAATACATTCCCATCGAACTGTATCTGAAATCACAACAACAAGTTGATGAGCTTCTAAAAATGCAGGTAGAAGCTCAAAAGAAAATTGATGAGTTAATCAAAATGATTGCTGATTATCAAAATGTCAAAATATAGTTATCTCTATACTTTATGGAATATAATAAAGAGCACAATACGATATATATCATTGGAAATGGATTTGATTTAGCCCATAATCTTAAAACATCATATTTAGATTTTTTTGCGGCATTAATATTCAAAACATTGAATTTTGACGTTAATTTTGACAGATATACTAGTGTTGATAGTATTGATACAGATCATCCATTAATTAAAGAGGCATTAACTAAAATAAATAATAAATTTTTATCTCATAATATTTCTGAGTACAATACATACAAATGGATGGATATCGAACACTCGTTCTTTAAAAATTTGTATAGCATAATTAAAACAAATGCCGTTGAAAAAAATATCTATGATGAAATAAATAAGTTAAATATTGATTTTGAATATGTTAAAAGCGAATTGTATAATTATATTTCTCAAGTTAATAAAACAATAGATTCTAGCATAAAAGTTAAAGGAATTGCGACAAAATTTTTCCTTACTAAATCATTAAAAAGAAATTTTGCTATAAATTTTAATTATACTAATACGATATTAAATTATAAACCAGATATGTATGTTGGTAAAACTGATTCTGACTTAGAAATAATCCACATTAATGGTAAGGTTTATAAGATTGAAAATGAAAACTATAATGATAATTATACAAATATAGTTTTTGGATTTGGTGATGAATATAGTGAAAGCTTCAATACAATTAAAGAGTACCACACTGCTTTGAAATATTATAAATCAATTGAATACTCTATACGCCCTGAATTTAGTAGAATTAATGAAATATTAACAGAGCCATATAATTTAGTCATTATGGGACATTCATGTGGTATTTCAGATAGGACGCTATTGTCAATGTTGACAAATAGTAAGAATCTTAGAAAGATTGTTATTTATTGTACAGACAGGAATGATAATTACGAAAGATTACTCTACCTTAAACAATCAACAGAGAATGGTAGAATCTTTAGAGGTACAGAAATTGATAAAGGACTATGTGACTAATTGAACTTTAGTCAAAAGTTGATGAACTTTTAAAAAATACAAGTAAATCTCAGGAGAAAATTGATGAGTTGATTAAGATTGTTGCCGAATATCAAAATGTCAAAATATTGTAAAAGATGGATGCTTTATCAGAACAAGATGCTAAAATATTGGACTTAATTCTAAATCAAGATCATTCACTGTCTTATATAGGCGATCCTGAACTTGGTGAAACGTTTTTCGACGAGAATAAATTATACATAGATTATCTAGCCTCTTTGGGGTGTATTAATAAGCATGCTGATCATTTATATTCTATTAAACCTATTGGCAAATTATTCATAGAAGGCGGAGGCTTTACAAGAGCCTGGAAAGAAAAAGAGGAACAGTTAGAATTATTAAAAAGTCAATCTATCCTTACAAAAAAGGAAATTAAAAATATTACATATTCTAAACGAATTTCAGTAATAGCAATATTAGTTTCTGCTATAGCTGCAATTTTTTCTATACTTCAATACTTCAAAAAATAAACTTAACCTAAAATAACACTTAAACTAAATTTTATGGCAACAAAAGAAAGGCAAGTCGAATATTATGTAATTGAAAAAAAATTTTGGGAAAATAGTGATAAGCCAAATGTTGAAGAGCCCTTTCATGAAATAATAGACATATTAAGTGAAGTGGTACAATTTGAGCTAATTGATAAAATGTATCAGTTAAAAAAAGACAAATCCGCTTATTTATGTTTTTTTAAACAAGAAACTAATTTAAATTCTAAAATTTTCACAGGACTATTTAAAAGTGGGGTTAAAAATTACAGACCTGATTTAATGGATATTTTAACAGGAGCTGAAAGATCAAATCCTAAAGGATGGAATGAAGCAGATGCAGAATTAACCCATTTTTGTATTAAAATATGTCAAAAAGAGATTGTTTTGTTATTAGAAAAAAATGGTAACGGAATTACTATAAATCAATTTATAAATTATGTAAAAAACTTTCTTAGACAAGTAGCAAAAAGAAATAATGAAAATGTAAAGTATTCTATAATAACTTCTCAAATTCCTAAAGACAATTTTTTTGATGAACTTGCAAAATTAAAAAGAACACAAATTGCGGAAATATATGTAGATAAATCTATATTAGGTAAAGGAGCATTGGAATTTGCAAATAGAACTACAACAGTGAAAAATGATGTTGTATTAACGATGAAGGCGCAACCTAATGAATCAATTACTGATACACTTATGGAGATTGGTAAAAAAATTGGGAGAGTGGATTATGGGATAAGAAAAATTCGTATCTTTGGAAAAGATGGAGATAACCACAAAGTTGCTTTTGACTCTAGTTTTTTAACTAAGAAAAGCATTATCGAAGCAGAATTAAATCCAAGTACAGGCGTGGTTATAACCCCGAATATATTAACTGAATTAACGTATTTAGCTGAGCAAATCAAATGAAACTGATTATTCTTATTTTTGATTTTTTCAAAACTAGAAAGAGTTCTTATGTGCTTTCATTAGCTGTATGCGCATTTATTTCAGCTTTTATTGCATATATATTAGAACCATCTGCTTTTAAAAATTATGTTGGGGATTTTAGGTCAAGCATACTAACTGTTACTGGTATTTTACTTGGATTCACTATTTCTCAATTAGCAATTTTTATATCTGGAGGAAATCAAAATATTGAGTTATCAAAATCATACGATATAGGAGTCGAATTGTGGAATAGAAAAATTTCGTTATTTGATAAAATTATCATTACTCTTTGTTATTTGATTGTAGTTCAAATACTAACTCTTTTAATAACATTTATTTTCCCTTTGTTTATTAGTGATGATTGCGTAAATAGTATATATCTACATTGCTTTATTTTATTTTTAGTTATACATTCTCTATTTATGATAATTAGTATAGCGTTAGATTTTTACTTAATAGTTTCAAAAAAATAAAGAAAGATTGTTACGCTCTTTATTGTTCCTCTCGAAATAAAGTCAAAACCTTTTGATTTGCCCGATCTATTCGGGCGAAATCTTTTTGGATATATCCTGAAGTTACTTTGTGTTCTGAAACGTGATTAAGGCAAAAAGCAGCTTCCGATTCAGATCCTTCGCACTCGTTCACGAATAATGTCGCCCAAGTGTGTCGTGCAGCATAATATTGCAGGTCTTCTACTCCGATTGCTTTTCCAATAGGCTTGAGATATTCATTTATGTATTTATTGAAATTTTGGGCTGTAGAATAACGCTGGTGGAAGTATAAGAGTCTCTCTCCAGAAGGATCGATGTATTTTTGGAGGATATCCATTGCCGGTTGTTCAATTTTTATTGAGATCCTTGCGTTATCTTTTCTTTGAGCTTTTGTTTTTGAGCGATTGTATGTTATTCGGCCATGATCAATTTTTGTAAGATTAAAGAGATCTTTTGAATTTATACCAACTAAGTAAAAGGAGAGAAGAAATACATCTTTCCCTAATTGGACTGTTTCTTTCTCTGGTTGATAGTTGATCAAAGCTTTCATTTGTTCTAAAGTTAAAGCTCTCTTAGCTGGTTCCCCTGATTCAGGGATAGTAAAATATTTAAAAGGGTTTTTTCTAATTAACACAATATCGTTGTATTCGTCATTATACCGCTTTATGGCAGTGTTAAATAATGAGCGTAAATTTGAAAAATATAATGCTCTACCTCTGCTACCTGTTCCGTTTAAATTAAGCCATTTATCAAAATCGGACAAGAATCCTGGAGTGATCTGATCAAAAGTTAAGTTTCTATTTCCACAAAATGCCAATATCTTCCGGAGAGTAATTTTATAGTTATTTACAGAAGCTTTGCCAAAAGATTCCCATTCTTCTAATGTTGCTTCAGCAAATTCAATAAAATTTAAACTTTTTGTTTGTTTATTGTACAATTGAGTCTGTAGAAATTCTGAAATTTCTGACGCAGTCATGTTACAGATCTTATCAAATGATGAAGTGACGATTTTTCTGGCTCTTTGAAGCTCATCAGACGTCTGTGTTAATAAGAATATATCTTTGATAGAATAATCCTTATTTAATTGTTGTTTTACGACAAAATATGGTGTAGCAATATATGCAGTTGATCTTTTATAAGATATTCTTATATTTACATTCCAGGTCCCATCTTTCTTTTGACGTTCTGGTCTAATTACGATTTTTAACGTTATCATAAGTTTTGTAAAACTGTAAATTATTTGTAAAACATCATTGCATAAATGTACATATTTTGCTGCACATTTGGAAATACAACTATTTAAACAAAATTGTAGGCAATATTCTTTTTCAGTAGATTCTACTATCTGAACAAATCTATTATTTGTCTGAATTACACAGGTATATGCAAATAAAAAACTCTGCAACAT